CAAATAAAAAACGCTGTCAAATTATTTTTTTTATTGACGGGCTAATTTATCCGTGTTATTTCTAGGTCTAACCTGTTGGGGAAAACCCTATATATAAAAACTAACTATTAGGATATAACTAATATGAATGATGAAGAATTAGAGAAAGATAATTTAGGATACTACGATTACATGTCCCGTAGGACAACAAAAGAAGAAGAACAAGCCATGTTGCAAAGTGATGTGATTAAAAACCCAAAGCACTACGAACGATATGCAATTGAACCTGTATCATTTATTATGAACAACGAGTTGCCTTTCTGGATGGGCAACGTGATAAAATATATTATGAGGGCGGGTTACAAATCTGAGACAGATGAGTTACAAGACTTGGAGAAAGCCAAACGCTACATTGATATGCGAATCAATCAACTAGAAGGGCGGGAACCAAATGCCACGTCCTAATAAAATATTAGAAGAAACTAAGACTTACAACCTGTTGATGACTGTTGAACAATGGGACAAACTATCTAAGATGTCCCACGAACAAACTAAGACAAGCCTAGAACAGGTCAGTGTTGCTGACTTAATAAGGGAAGCAATAGACATTTACATACAAATATTGGAAGATGAGAATGAAGAAACGTGAAACTAAGACTGAACTGGTACAAAGAGAGTACGACAAACAATGGCAAGTTGTTGCTGAATTATCTTGTGCAAGGATGGGACTGACAAATATCGAACGCATAAAGTCAGGACAAGCTGTAGACCTACTGTCATGGCAAACTGTCCACGTGACAAAAAATAAACAAGATGCAAATAAATGGCTTGACAACAACCTCAATAAGATGGCATGGTATGGGCATCCTTACGAAGTCAAGTAATCGTTAGGAGTTTTCCTTCTCCCAAAAGTGGGGCTATCTTCGGGTAGCCTCATTTTTTTTATTTGACAGGCTTGACAGTATGTTTTATTACCTGTATGTATAATTATCGCTAAGTGTTATGAGTACGGGGAAAGGAGATACTATGATTAAGCGAATACATATCAATCAACATATTATCAGGTCTAATGGTAAGACTGGTGATAGGGAACGTGTAATTACAGTTAAGACTGGGAAACAGAATATCTATTGCGATAGAGTTTTGCTAGATGGTCTTGCTGAGGTAGTCTACAGTCCAGACAAGCCACTATCTTGTGGTGCTAAAGTTTGGATAGAGACTTCAGATTTAGTAGAGTGTTGGGACAGAGTAAAAGGTGAGGTTGTACCTGACGAGTATGGTGATGGGGCAGACTTTACAAATAGGAGAGTGTTATAATGAGTAATCACGAACACGAAGAGTACTTGGAACGCAAGTACGAAGAGATACTTGAAATGAATGTGAGTGACTTTATTGATTCGTTACCACAAGAGTTAGAGAAAGAGATAGTTCGTTTGATATGGGCGAGTATAGAATGAACTGTTGGCATTGTAATACAGAACTGATATGGGGTGGCGACCACGACATAGAACATGAGGATGATTGTTACCAGATGGTTACAAATTTATCTTGTCCTGAGTGTGGTTCTTATGTAGAGGTATATTATCCAAAGGAGAATGAAGATGACTGACACATTACAATTAACCGAATATGAAAAAGGCTATCTTACTGCGTTTTACGAAAGCGAAGCATTGCCATATCACGAGGCAGAATGGCCTGAAAGAGATGATGACGATGAAAACTCTTGGGTAGGTATTCAAGTTGAAAAGACAGGGCGAATGTTTGACCTTTGTGTTTATTGGGTTGACGGCAAGGCTGTCTGTGTAGTCTATGAGTGTGACCCCTGCGAAGGTGACGATGGAGAACCAGAAGGCAACTGGAGTACAAACATGGACGCTGATTGGTATTTAACAGACGAATATGATAGAGGAGAATGAAGGTGAATAAGTATGAGTTACTACAAACATTGGAGATGATTTTTCCAGACCGCAAGGATTGGTTTATCACAGAAGATGAGTTTGAACAGGATGAAGGAACATTTATTCAGATAACATTTAAGATAGATAAGGAGAACTGTGATGGCAATTAAACTAACACGAGAAGATTACATATGGCAGTGGGCATCAGGTGAACACTTGACCGAATCATTCCCAGATGAGGTTGTTATAGGTGATGATGAGGCTATGGAATCATGGATTGAAGAACACAAGATTGAGGCAAATGAGAACTGTGATGCATATAGTATTATGTCTGATATAAACACACTTGCTACTGACGTTGAGTATTTGATTAAGTTCTTAAAAGAAAGGGGGGAACTGTGATGGGTGAATACGGCAGATTACCTGACATAGTAGTTCAGGCAATATTAGATGTTACAGACAGACACGATGGGTATAGTCTGTTAACACCTTTAATAGAAGAGTTATTGGAAAAGGGTGTTAGTCCACGTAGAGTAATGTGTGACTTTGTATACCAAGAACTGATGAGGAAAGAATGATGCCTAAATTTATAGTTAAAGCAACAGCCTACGATTTCTATTGTGCAATCGTGGAAGCTAAAGATGCACAAGAAGCATATGAAATAGCAAGAAACAATGATGTTGATTGGCAAAAAGAAGTTGAAGGTGACTGGCAAGTACACGGGGGTTTAACAGAGGAGATTACCGATGAAGATATCGTTTGAAGAAAGAGTGAAGATTTTAAAAGCACACAATGAGTTACGTGCTATGTTAGTTATGATTGGGGAGTGTCACGATATTTATATGTCTGATATTGCAAAGCTAGAAGACGCAGTGCATAATTTAGAAAAAATATTTAAGTTTGAACCACCGAAAGACAAAGAAGGACTACCTCAATATTACAATACAGATTGGTTATTGATTGATGAAACGAAACAAACAGATTGAGTTATCTAGGAGAAGACAAATGGTAAACTTTACAGACAAAGAGGATGACAAACACACCACGCTAGAGGCGGTTGTTGACATAAACAAACAGCTAAAGTTGTTACTTGACAAAATAACTGACTTAGAATGGGAAGACAAAGACGCGACGCATTACTGGAAAGAGTATCACGAACTACTAGAGTTACGTGACAAAGGCGAAACGCACTATTTGAGGTACTGACAAATGACAAACGCTAAACGTGACAAATTTATCACGCCAATTAAAACAGACGATACGTCCTGCATACGTTGCAAGACTAGCCCCACAGATGTGGTGGATGGTTTATTTTATTACTGTAGTAAATGTTGGTTGGGTATGTTTAAATTAGATATTGACGTGCCTGTTTCTTTCAAGTATCCAGATAATAGGAAAACGAAAGGAAAACCAAATCATGAGAAAAGCAGATATTAACAAACCAAATCATACTATGTATCTAAAAGCGCGTCGAACTGTTGCCGAATCTAAAACAGTTTTAAAGCTATCCAAAAATAACAAGATAGCAGATAAGGGACGTTTGCCCGTTGTTAAAAAGGGCAAGTTTAAAGGCTACGTTATACATACATTGACGTTAGAAGAACGGGCAACTTGCCCTCGTGATTGCTTCCATTGGGATGATTGTTACGGCAATAATATGGCATTTGCGCATCGTATAGAACACGGGCAAGCTTTACAGGATAAACTAACAGAAGAAATCGAGGAACTATGCGCCACTTATAAAGGCGTTATTGTTAGATTGCACGTGCTAGGCGATTTTTATTCTGTGGCTTATGTGAAGCATTGGGCAACTTTGCTAGGTAAACATGACAACCTAGCGGTCTGGGGATATACAGGGCATAAACACACTAGCCCTATTGGTAACGAGTTACAGTTTACTAATGCTTTATTCCGTTATCGTTTCAATGTGCGTTTTTCGGATGGTGTAGATGTGAAGTTTTGAGCGATATCGCGGGAGAAAAAACAGCCAGTAAAAGGCGAGGCGTTCATCTGTCCTGAACAAACGGGTGCAACTCCAAACTGTGCCAACTGTGCTTTATGTTGGGAACAACCAGAACAACAGGTCTTATTTATAACGCACTAACCATGACAAAAACGCCACGCCAACTATTTCTTATTTTAGTCATTATCCCGCTTATACCTCCTAGGGCGGGATGATAGCGGGTAATCAATCCTTTTTTTTGTTGCGTTTTCCTTGATTGATTGCCCGTTTTTTTATCTTGTTTTTTTTGTTGTTTTATCTGTTTTACTGTGTTTATATAGCATGGTGGGATTAGCCCAGCGTTTAACTCTAACAATATGAGAAGGAAAAAACCATGTTAGATATAGTTCAACAATACCAATCTTCATTTACACCAATCCGTGACGGGTTGGAGTATGAAACAAACGACCCCAGAGACACTAGCTTATTTATAAGTAATTGTGTTTTTGAACCAGTTCCAATCCTTGCAGATGTGGACGGGTTGCCACAAGAGATGCCTCGCTATTTTGGCTTGTTCAATCGTAGTTTAGGCGAATTGTTAGATATGACACCATTTAAAGATAGTTATAATTTGGTTCATCATCGTGAAGTTTTCGAGAAACAAGCTGAACAATTGGCGGGCAGTCAGCTAGGCGGTCAGCGTATGCGGGTTATAGATAGGATTTTTGAAGGCGGAAAGAAAGCGCATCGCACCATTTATTTCCCTGATATGACTAGTGAAGTAAACAGTAGGGCAGCACAAGATACGGTTACACCTCGTTTAGATGTTTATAATAGCATCGATAAGAGTTGGTCTTTTCAAGTTTTCAGCGGTGCTTATCGTGACTTATGCCGTAATACTCTCGTATTCGGTGGTGAGAAATCCTATCACCAGAAAAAGAAACACACCCGCAATCTAGATACCGAAGCATTAACAAACAAGGCGGTCTTATCATTAGACTTATTCACTAATCAGCGCGACCAGTTGAACAGATGGACGGGTGCGTCGTTATCGGTTAGGCAGTTTGCCGATATCTTAGCGGATACTATCTGCAAGAGAGAGGAAAAAGAATCCGACCGTTTCGACGATGTAGAACGACCCGCAGTTAATAAAGGGTTGATGGATACTCTTTGCGACCAGTACAGAGAAGAGACAATCGAACTAGGGGAAACCATGTTCGCGGGATATAATGCCCTTACTCACTGGTCAACACATACCCTTGAGACTAAACGTTCCAAGAAAAACCAGAAACAACATGATACCCAACGCATGCGTTCCAATATGGTTCGCGATGTTATCACCTCTGAGAGTTGGCGGGCATTGGAAGGAGTAGCCGCTTAATGGAAGCTTTATATGTCATATATAGGACTATTACCGTAGTCCTATTATGCCTGATTATTTATGCAGTATTTATCAACTAATCGTAAAAGAAGGAAAAAAACGATGAAAAACCAAGAAACATTACTAAACGCAATCGAAACCTTAGAGTCAAAAATTACCGGTTTAACTTGGCAGATTAATGATATAAAAGCATTAATTGGAAAGCCTGATGAAAAAGAGAGTTTACCCAAAATTAAAAATAAAATGCCCTATCTTTGCAGTTTTGACGATAGTGTTATTAAAATTTTAAGTAGGGGAAACTACGAATCAAAGCCCGCCCTAATGAGTATTACTACCAGAAATTACTCAGCTATTACTGATAGTCTACAGCGTATTCGTAGATTCTATGAAGTAGAGACTAGGGATGTTAACGCGATAGGTTATAAAAAGACTTATCGCATTAAAACTGGTGCAGATGGTCAACCACTAAAGAAATCAGCATAATAGAAAGGAAACAAAAACCATGCATAAAGATAATATTTCATATCACGTACAAAAAGAAGATGACGGAAAGAAGTTTGCAGTGATTCCTCATGAACACCTAAAACTAATTGCAGATTCAGTTAATCTTATATCAAATCAGGTATCTGTCTTGAATCATATGCTACATTCTTTTGAGATTCATTCTTATGGCGGTAATATTAAAACCTTGGCGGATTTACCAGAGATAAAACTAGGGTTGAAATCTAGGAATTAATATTTCAGTTATCCCGCGAACTTGTAAGGAATTACCCGCCCATTAGTCTGGCGGGTTTTTCTTTGCCTATTAACTAGAATAATAATCAATCGGTTGATATCCCTAGGTTTTGGGATGTTGGGGTTGTCCTTGTAGGCTATATTATAAGCTATCAACAGGGCTAGTATTATCATTAACCATATCGGTTAACCATGACAAATGACAAAACGCGCACGTGCGGGCGGGCGCGGGTGTTAATTATAGGGTTAGCTTGGCGGTGTTGGCGGGGTTTGATGGCGGGTTGATAGTAGGGCAAGCTCATTGATGAACTAAAAAGATTTTTCTAGCGCACCCGTACGCATGGGACATGGGGGACCCCCTAGCATTTGCTAGTAATCCCGGCATATTTTGTATGTTTTGGAGTTATCTGTATGGTATTCCCGGCAACATCGTAGGGCTAACCCAGCGGTTAAGGTCCCGGCAACACTATTAGGTAGCCCTACAGTTACCCCACGGCTATATGGGGGTTTACCCTGCGGCTGATAAGCCATTGTAGGGTCGTATTTCAGTTCTGTCAACCCCTAAAATGCACCCCTCGTAATTTTTTTTAGTAATTCTAGGATAACCTGTTGACATAACTCGTTCTCAACCCTATAATTGGTATTGCTGGGGTTGCAAAACAGCGAACGACCCCGATATTCAAAGCAATTTTCCTTACAATTAGAGTCTTCGATACGCTTCCCAGCAACATAGCAACGGAAAACCCCCATGAATCTTGTACAACAGACACCAAAAAAGAAATTATCCGAAAAACAGGAGACGTTCCTAACCGCCTTGTTCGAAAACAACGGTAATTTCAACAGGGCTGCTGAAGTTGCGGGGTATTCTGTGGGTTCCGTAACATGGTTGCGCGACTCGTTAGCCGATGAGATAGTCGAACGCACCCGTGCTGTGTTGGCAGGGCATAGTTTGCGGGCAGCCAACAAGATGGTAGAACTAGTTGACACACCCGTAGTCGAACGGGGCGATGATTTGAAGCTACGTGCAGCCGAAGCCATACTCAACAGGGTCGGTTTGGGCAAACAAGAGACAATGAACCACAATGTTCAGGCAATTCATGGCGTAGTCCTGTTGCCACCGAAGAAAGACATGGTTATCGATGGCTGAATGGCCTAGGGAATTACCAGATGACAGAACAAACGCCAAAGAAGCCAAGGGGAAGACCCAAAAAGGACCCCAGCGCACCAAAGGCAGTATACAACCTCTCTAGGGCAGAACGTGCTAGACGTGCTTTACAGGCACGGGTTCGCAAAGCAGAGAAAGCCAAAGAGAAGTTACAAAAGAAGTCACAGGACAAAGCAAGCTACGCACGTAAGCTAAAGAAAAGTGCTAAGAAAGTTGAATCTGCCTTAAACCAGAAAGATACTCGTGTCGTAGATATGGATGATGTTGCCAATCTCCCGGCAACCGTGCAAGAGATAATTGATGATACCCCCATTATATTCAAACCAAACGAAGGACCTCAGGAGGAGTTTCTTTCCGCACCGGAACAGGATGTCCTCTACGGTGGTGCAGCGGGCGGAGGTAAGAGTTTTGCCCTCCTTGCTGACCCTCTTCGGTACTGTCATAATCCTAACCATCGTGGCCTTCTTCTCCGTCGCACCTTGGATGAACTTACCGAACTTATAGACAAGTCTAAGCAGTTATACACCAAGGCTTTCCCCGGTGCTACATTTAGAGAGTC